ATTCCGAAAACGGAATGCTTGCGCTCCGCCTTTGGGGGCGGTGCCGCTTCCGTTTCGGAAAAGGATATGTGAAGTGTTCTTGTCGCTTTGTCGGTCATGTAGGGCAGCGGGAATGCCTCGCAATCGATCAGAAATGCCCCGTAGAGCGTTCGTAAGCTGTTTTGCGGCTCTACGGACGGTTTCGCGTATGTCCGCGCTAGAATCGAATCGATGAAATGGCATGGTGCGAATGAGGTTTATTGGCCTACTTTTTATCCGGCGAAAAGTTATCAGGATTGGATTCGCTCGACGACCGGATACACATCGTAGTCCTCGCTGAGTTCGACCGGCACGACGCGAATCCGCCCTTGCGTGTACTCGCCGGGATTTAATTCACGAGCCGCTCGTTCCGCGTCCTTGCGCGAGGAGAATTCGACCGTCTGGTAGCTGACGACCTTCTCCTTCATGTCGGACCAGCCAATCGCGCCGCTTAGCTGGACCTTATAGACTGGCTTCGCGAACAGGTTGCGGCTCATGGATACAGTCCTCCCGTGCGGATGACGCTGATGATCGTCTCCGAATCGTCGATGAGTTGCTGCCGTCGTTTCTCGCCCTCGCCGGTCGTATCCGCGCACTGGTACATTCGGACGTAGAAAAGCGCGTCCTGGAGGCAGGTGAGCGCGGCGGCGACGTGCGCGAGACGGGTTGATGCGGATGCGATGAAAGGATTCTGAAAATCAGCGGCCATCAGTTCGAGTTGTTTGGCCAACTCATCAAGCGGGATATTTCGCGCCTTCAAAGATTCGTCCTTATGTTTTTTTTCAACAAACTCTAAGATTTCGTATGCGTTGTACGGTCCGTTTGTTCCAGTTATCATAGCGTCTCCAAATCAGGTGTACCGGGGCAGAGTTTGTCGCCTTCCTCGCGTTCGATGATGAGTTCAAGGATCTGAGTGCCATCCTTCGCGATGAGGGAGCAGATATGTTTGTTGTCGTCGTAAATGCTGAGCGGGGTTGCGCCGTGTTCTTGCTCCTCGCCGGTTAGGATGGCGTTGAACAGATCGACGATGGTCTGGGCGTTGTCGCGGGATTGAATGGTTAGTTTCATTTTCTTGCTGTTGTTTGACTGGTTTCGAGAGAGGAAAGTTTTCGCATGACACGACGGCCATAGGCGCGGGAGGAGGAACGATGGATGGCTCGTGGCCCACCCTGCCAGATCCTTGCGAGCGATTCGTCGCTGAGATGTTTGCCGTAATGGCTTAGGTATGCGTGGGCAATGAACGTTGCGACGGCTCGATTCGTTACCTGAGTGTGCGCGTAATGCGTCCCCATGATGCGATTAACATCTCTTACCATAATCGGCTTAATCTGGAGCGCGCCAAGTTCGCCGTGTTTGCCGCGAGCGAGGTCATTTCCGTTCGATTCGATCTGAATCAGGGCCGAAAGAAGCAATGGATGCATGATTTTATTCTCGTTTACGCGTTGAACGGATGCGCGCACCCCCGATTTACCGGATAAACGGAGCGGCTCAAAGCCCTTTCGCCTTCCTGATAACGGCGCGAGCAAAGTCCAAGTCGTCGTCGTCGGCCATTGGATGCGCGAGGCGTTCAAGCGCGGAGAGAAGATCGGGGGCGGAGGCGATTAAATGGGCGTTGGCAAGCGGTTCGTCCATGTGAGGCGCGAAGGCGCTTACGTTGACTCGCGCAAGGACAAGCTCGCCTTGCGGATGATTCAATGACGCATCGCTTCCATCGATGACCTCAAGGACAGACAGTTTCGAGTCGAATCGATCTTCATCGAATCGGACAAGCCAAGGGCCGGGGGTATGGGATTTCATTGGTTCAGGCTTTGACGGTGAATGATTCTGCGAACCGCTCGCCTTCCTTGCGTCCTGATTCGGAGCCGCCTAGAACGACAGCCTCGCACGCGGAATCCGATAGCTGGCGCGCATAGGCGTTCCAGTGTTCGCGTGCGTCGCAATAGGGGATGCCGCAATCGCGGTTCAGGATATGCGCGAAGGATGAATAAAAGTCGGCGCGAACGGATTCGACCGCATCTTCCATGTCGATAGCGCGGAGAAGATCCGCGTCCATGCGGGATAATTCCATGCGCGGGAGGAGGATTTCGACGGCAAAGTCGCGTGCGTCCGCCCATATGCTGCTGTACGCGTTTGTCCTAAGCCACAGGGAGCCGTCCTGAAATAGATGGTATTTGGATGCGTCCGACGATTCATCTTCGCGGAAAGAGTCTGCTATGTCGTCCGCGAATGGCGCGAGAGTTTCGATGAGGTCTTGCTCCTCGTCCGATAGGAACGAGTCCATGCGGTAATTTTGTCGGATGTAAGCAAGCGCGGATTGCGGGAGCCGGTCAGCGTGAAACGAAAGCAGGATCGTCTCGCGTGCAATGATGCGTTCGATGATGGGGAGCAATTTTGGATTCATTGGATTGGATTATTTGAGGAAGGACTTGTGGCCTACCCTGTCGCAGCACGCCTTGCGGCATGATGCGCGTAGGATGGGTCATTTAGTCGAGACTTGACCAGAGGGCGGAGCCGCGTAGGCCGCTATAATGGACTTCGTATCGCGGAGGATTCGGGACGCCCACCTCGCGCCAAAGGTCAAGTTGCTGGCGCGCATAGGCGACGGCGTCCGATTCGGTTTTTGACCAGTGGACAAGTTGAGGCTTGGAGCCGCTAGAAAGCGATGTTTGCATGACGTAATAATTCATTGGATGCGCGGGGAATGGGTTAAATGTCGAAGGTAATCAGACGGTAGCCTTTGCGCGGCTCAATCTTGGCTGTCATTCGCTCCTTTCGCGTCGTATCGCGCATTGCCTGATTCCATTCTACTTTTTCGCGGAAAGAGCCGTTTCCGATTTTTACCGAGACATTGCGCGGCATTTCATGCGCGAGATGTTGTGCGCGTTCGAATTGCGCCAGTGGTGAAAGATTGGGAAAGGCCGGGATTGAATCTCCAAAGCCATTCCAGAATTGATCCGATAAATCGCGGAAAATTGCTGTGATTTTCATTGGATGCGCGGGGATAAATTAGAATTGCTGAATGACGATTCCGCCGTCGAATGGGACGACTTGCGTGCGGTCCTGAAGCCAATCCAAAGCCTCGGATTCAGATTCGAAACTCTGGCCGTGTTCTTTGGACGCGACGATTGCGGAGGGGTGTTCCGCGAATTCACAGCAAATGCCGATAGGATCGAGTTCCAACTCAAAACAGGTTGACTTTTCGTAGTCTTCCAAATACGCGAATAATGCGCGGCGTGCGGGGACGGTGAATTGAGTTTCGCGGCCGCATAGGCGGAATGCTTCGATGAATTGGAATTCTGTGACTATGGTTTTCATTGGATTTGGATTTGTTGAACCGGGAATCGGGATGATTCACCGCCGGAGGCTACCGTTGCCGATAGTCTCGCGCGGGAAATCAAAGCGAGCCGTTCGATTCGGCAATGTCGCCCCATGAAGCGATTCGATAGTGTCCATTCATTCGGACAATTGTAGGCGCATAAGTGTCGCCAATGTTCAGGTACTCAACCCAAGTTCCGTTTCTAGTCTGAAAGGCTTCTATGCCGAAAGTTTCCAGTAATGCGTCAAGGCAATGAAGGCGCACGTCAGAGGTTGAGGGCGCATGATAGCACTCGCGCACTCGCGCATCACCGGCGGGGAGCGATTCAAGTTCGGAACGGCGCATTCGGAAGATAGCTTTGGCTTCCTTTCCCTTGCCGGGGAAAGCCGATTCGATAGACGTAATGGACGGGGAGCGGAAACGGGGAGCGGATTTGGTTATGGTCATGGGATTTGATTTGGATTTATTCGGTGACAAGTGATTCCTCAGATTCAATGGCGCAGTGAAGTTCGAACCAAATGCTTTCGAGTTCTGAGGAAACTTGCGCGATTGCCTCGGTGACTGGCGCGGGGAATAAATCGGCGTTTTCCCCGTCCATTCCACGATATCGGAAAGACTCGGCGGCGGCGGTCATGAAGGACAATAGAGTCTCGAAAGCGGATTCCATCGAAGGATTCCCGCGCAGAGTCAAATCAGTGACTCGGTGTTCACCGAAAGGACCGTCAAGGATAAAGCCGGACGGGGACAGTGAGACGGTGATTTGCTCTTCTCCTTTGCCGATAGAAACGGCGGGGAGCAAGCGCGCTGAGATTAGGAACGGAGCGGATAGCTTCATGGGATTTGATTTGGATTTGATCGGCTTTGATTCACCGCTATTCCCTACCGTTGCCCGAAGGGAAGCGCGGGGAATCAAAGGGAATTGACGCACTCGCGCAGGATTTGACGGAAAGCGTCAACCTTTCGCATAAGCTCCTTATCCGCAGCGTCAAAGCGCGCTTTGGATTGGGCGATTGAATCGCGTTCTAATTTCATGGCCGCATGTTTTGCTTCTGAAAGGATGACCTCAGCACGCTTTCCCGCTTCCCGAATTGAAGCGGAAGCATAAATTCCCGGATGAAAGTCGCTTCGGATATCGCATTCGATGAAAGGGATTTGCTCACGGAGCCAATCGCCGCAGTAGGAACCGGAGCCTAATTTATCTGCGGCATCACTGAGGATTTGGATTTCTTCGGATTTGGATAACATGGGATTTTATTTGGATTTGGATTTGATTGCCGATTGCTGCCCATAGTTTCCTAGGGGCAGGATATCGGGAATCAAAGCTTAGAAATCAGTCTCCAATTGCCCGAATACATCGAATAAGCGTAAAGTCTGAAATCAGAATCGGATTTGAAATCCATTCGAATAGTAAAGTTTCGGTTGAGAAGCTTTTCAAATACTTCAAAAGTATAGGTCATTGGTTCAATGGTTAGGAGTAAAACCGAGTGACGTTTCTAGATAGGCTTGGATTAGGATGATCGTGACAATTGCAGCTGCAATGGCGATGCGTTTGAGAGTGATGCGTTTCATGGGTTCAAAAGTATTCGAAAGACAGGCCGATATCGGAAAGCTTAGGTAAACCGGCTTTGGAACGAATCGAGTGAGCTTGCTTTAAGAGCTTCTCGACTTGCTTCAAGTCACCGGCTTTTGCCGCGCTTTCCGCTTGGATCAGGACTTGACGAACGGCTTGCTTTTCTTTCATGGGTACAGACTAGGGGAGAGAGGGGAGAGAGTCAAAGAAAAAAACAAATTAATTTTTAAAGCGGGGCGAAAGGGGCGGATTCATTGGGCGGAATGAGGGAAAATAAATTTGAGAATGGGCGATTGGCGAAAGGGAAAACGGACCGTCACAAGCCAAAGGTTGAAAGCCGCAGGCAAAGCCGCTATGCGTCATGCATGGCGAAGCCAAGCGAAGTCTGGGACGAAGTTAAAGCCCGATACCTATCCGGTGAGGAACTATCGACGATTGCAGTCGATTTGAAGCTATGCGTTGAAACGGTGCAAACCAAAGCAAGTCGAACGGGATTGACGAAGTTAAGGAGGCAAATGCAAACGGTTTGCATTGAAAAGAAAACCCAGAGCCTAGAAAGTCTATCGGCTTTGGTGCGTTCGAAGCTCGCCGCAGACGCCGCTTCTACGCTTGAGCGCGTTGACTCTTATGATCTAGATGGCATCAAGGACGAGGCAACTCGCGAGACGATACTGAACAGCGTAGCTAAGCGTAGCGCGCTTGTGTTCGGATGGAGTGAAGCCGGAGAAGCGACCAGCGTGTCCATTAATCTGTTAGGATCGATGCCGGACCGGTTCACGGAGGTTGTAGTCCACGGAGACAGCGCCGGCGCTACAGTCCGATAATGCATATTATCAGACTATAGGCGGACATTCTATGTCCTAGGGATAAAAGGATTGTTTTTCCTAGGATTGGCACGAAAGTTGACGTAAGACCTGGCACCCCCTTTGCGGGGTGGCTTCGTTTACGATACCCCCCTCAAAAATTTTCCGTCTTTTTGACCATGTTAAGTAAAATTAAAATTGGTCAAGTTATTTCTCTCAATCAAGCTGAGAGGAAGTTGGCCCACTTCGTAGCCAAGAATCGCAACGGCAATAACCGTCATTTCAACACTACGAACTTAAAGATAAGCACGGATGACCCTGCGACGGTGGATCTGGAGGGCGTATGCGGCGAGATAGCCTTCTGTAAGCTATTTAATGTCTATCCCGACATCGACACGGATCGCGAACCTCCGCACCCGCTCTACGACGCGATTATCCCGCCTATCCCTCCGGGCATTCGCATCGATGTGAAGACGACCAAATACGAGAATGGGAAGCTACTGGTCGATGCGCGCAAAGGCTCAAAGACCGACGGCGTGGATTTCTACGCTCTGATGACCGGTCAATTCCCCGGTCCGTATACGTTCAGGGGATTCATCGCGAAGGAGCATATCATCCAGCCGCACAGAATCGGAACGATCATCAAGGGATACAAAACGTACATTGCCGAGCAAAGCGAACTCATCGACGGCATTCCCGATCAAGACTTATTCTGATTGCTAAAGGCGCACCAGTGTGTCTCAGTCCGATTTATCGACCCTAAGCAAGGCGGAGGCTTGGTCAGCCATCGCAAAACTGTCTAAGCGGCAATGACGCTCCGCATCGGTCAGCGCGTAGGTCCGGTCCGCCATCGTTTGATGGATGGATAGAATGGCCTACCAAATGCAGATAACGTCGGTTTAATTTTTTCTCAATATGGCTTGTCCCAATGTCTTCAACGCCTTCGCCGTAGCGACTGAGTCGCTCGCGCAGGACGTTTATAAACGCGCCTCGTATCGCTCGATGTGGCTCAATATGATTGAGCGCGGAGAGTATCCTCAAGGTACTGGCTTGACCCAGACCTCGTTCACCACCACTTCCATCGAGCCGACTGCGGCTGAGGAGTGGTCGGCTATCACGCTCGCCAGTGGCGAGAACGGTGGCGCTTGCGATGTCACTTACAGCGAGGTTCCGGTCGGCTATAATGCCGTTACTTGGAGTCCTGAGCGTTTCGCCCTCAAAGGTCCGCTCCTGTGTAAGGACGATCTGACCTTCGACCATCGCGTCGAGGCGTTCTTGCGCGTGTACTTGGAGAAGCTCTCGATCCGCGCACAGCGTTCATGGGAGACTCGCTATCAGAACACCTTCGCCAAGTTCGCCATCAAGGCAGTGGCCGACTCGTCCTTTACTCAGGTCGAGACGATTCCCTCTGGCGTGAATGAGTTCCCGTGGATTCAGACCGGATCGGCTGGTCAGGCGCTCAATCAGTCCACCTCTGAGTTGACTCAGGAGATGCTCGATGTCGCGGCTGCTACGCTGATTCGTAACGGTGCGACGAATCCTGATAGCTCTGGCTTCATCTCGTACAGCAGCGATGGTCCGGTATTTCCGCTATATATCGGCTTGGAGGCTTCGCAGCGTATCGCTCAAAACAACCCCGCGTTCCGCGATGACTTGCGCTTCGCTGATCAGGGCAGTGGCGCTGGTGCGGAGTTGCTCAAGCGGATCGGTGCGAACCGGGTGATTAAGAACTATCGCCATGTGCCGAATCTGTTTCCGCCCCGCTTCACCTATGCTGGCGGCAAGTACACGCTGGTGCAGCCGTTCACCAGTGCGAGCGGAACGAAGGGTACTGTGTTCAGCGTCAATTCGAGCTGGACGACTGCTCCGTACGAGGCTGCGTTCATCGTGACTCCGTATGTGTTCAAGAGCCACATCGTGCGGCCCGTGAATCGGGTTGGCGATCTTAGCTGGATGCCGACCAACTACATGGGCGAGTGGCAGTGGGTGACGGGTGCCTACAAGCTCGATGTGGATTGCGCCGATCCGCTGGAGAAGAAGGGTCAGCATTATGCTGAGTTCGTTCACGCTTCGGAACCAATATTCACCAACCAAGGAATGACGATCATCTTCCGTCGTTGCACCGGCGCGCTGACTCAAATCATCTGCTCGTAATCGATCAGAGGTTCATGCGAAAGATCCGCAGGCGTGAAAATGCTTGCGGGTTTTTTGTTTTGCGACATCGTTGCCTCGGTTGAATCAATAGGTTGAATGTCTTGTAAATCGCCTCACAACGAGGCACCCCGTCACTGGCCCGAAAAGTTAGTGGCGGGTTTTTTATTGCCCGTTATCGCTTAGACATTGACATCCCAATGGGTCGCGTAATGCTCCCCATATGCCGTCATTCACGATTCCAAAAGGCGTAGAAATCCCCGAGAACCTTGCGGAGGGCGAAGCGTTCCAGACTATGGCGACTATCGTTCTTGGTAAGGGCGGTAAGGCGGAGGTCATCGAGATTGATGGTGTGGCCATTCCCGGATACGAGAAGAAATCCAAGGGCAAGAAGCTGGCCGAGCGCGGTGAGGAGGAGGAGATGGAGGTAGAGGAGGGCGAGGCTCCCGGCGGCGGTGGTTTTATCGCCGAGGTGATGCAGCGCGGCGCTGGTCCGATGGCACGATAACCGATTTTCCAATAGAACGATATGCCAAACATCACATGCGACGAGGCGGCAACGCTCATCAACGAGGCGGCGTCGCTGGGATGTCGCTCACCGTGGGAGGTTGAGTTGGCCAAGCTGGCGCTGGAGAACCGCATTGCGACGTATCTTCAGGGCGGCGGCGCGACACGCGGTGCGTATCGGAGCGTGACGACCAGCGGCAGCGTGGTGAGCGGTGATTACTTCTTGATCTGCGATGCGACGGCTGGCGCGATTACGCTGACATTGCCCCCGGCGGCGTTGGCTGCTGGTCGTATCTACGTTTTCAAGCGCATCAATGCTGGCGCGAATACGGTGACGGTCGATGCGTACGCGTCCGAGACGATTGACGGAGCGGCCACACATGTGCTGTCCCCGCAATGGAATTCGATTACCATCATTTCGAACGGTACGGCTTGGTTCATCACTTCGCATCCGTTCTAAAATATCATGGCAAACATTTCTTGCGCCGATGCGGCCACACTAATTGCGGAGGCTCAGGGAGCTTCGTGCATGAGTCCGCGTGAACGCATTCTGCTGGAGATTGGCCTACTCTGGGAGGCGGCGACGCTTGGCGGAACGGCGGATATCACGGCGGATAACACGGTGATAAGCGCGGACGTGACGATCATCACGGCGGACATGACCGAATTTCTGTAGGTCAACGAAACATTCATTTAGTCATATATGTCAAAGCAAACCATCAATATCGGCGCATCGCCGAACGACGGAACGGGGACGCCGCTGCGGACTTCGTTCGATTACACCAACCAGAACTTTACGGAGCTATACACGGCTCTTGGAGGCGGCGTTGGTCTTCCCGGTGCGACGACTCAGGTCATCTTCAATGATGGCGGAACGAATCTGGCAGGCGATGCAGGTCTGGTTTACAACAAGACAACCGATGCGCTGACCGTTGCCGGACTCGTTACCGCTGGCTCCGCAACGATCACTGGCGATCTGACGGTGGACACAAACGTGTTGAAGGTTGATTCGACGAACAATGCGGTGGGTATTGGTACAGTAGTCGCTCCAGTATACTCATCCAAGCTGCGAGTGGAGGGTGGTGTCGAGATTCACACATCCCAAGCGTTAAATATTCAACCCGGCAACACAAACCCTTACGAAATTGTCAACCGCAGCGCAGGTGGTTTTGCTTTTTACCCGACAGGTTCATCGTTGGGTCTGACGCTGGCTCCGTCGGGGAACTTGTCTATTGCCAACGGTAACTTGGTAATGTCAACGTCCGGCAAAGGCATCGACTTCTCCGCTGTTACCGGCGGAACCGGAACGGCGACTGGGAACGTACTGAACGATTACGAGGAGGGTACGTGGACGATTGGACTGACGTTTGGTGGTGGAAACACAGGGCTAACTACAGCCTTAAATACTGGACGATACACAAAGATTGGAAGACAGGTTACTGTTTGCGGCCGTCTTGAACTTTCAAACAAAGGATCGTCTACTGGAGCAGCCGCTATAACCGGACTTCCTTTTTCAATCGCAAGCGGAAACGATTCACAACAAGCAGCCAGTTTCAGGTTTAATGGAGTTTCCTACACTGGATCTTTTCAAGGGTACGGAGGAGTAAGCTCAACATCAATTAATTTGGAGCAAATATCAGAGGCTGGTTCACCTACAGATATAACTAATTCTAATTTTAGTAACGGAACCAGTATTCAGATTAGCTTCACCTACACCGTCTAATCCCATGCTAACAGAACGCACCATTTTCTCGCTTTGCGAGGTTCTTCCTAACACGACGCTTCAGGTTCGGCTATCCGATCAGATCGTCGATGGCGAAGCTGTCAAAGCCTCCACCTTCCGCCGCTACTGTCTCGCTCCCGGCTCTGACCTTACGGGTCAACCTGAGCAGGTTGTAGCGATTGCCAACGCCGTCTGGACTCCCGCCGCTGTCGCAGCCTACGCCGCAAGCAAAACCCCTAGCCCCACCATCCAATGATCGTACCAGTTGATATTGTCGCAGTGCAGTGCAATCAGAACAACTCGCTGTTCGTTACGACCGGAATCGATTACGACAGCGACGGCGCGGTTGTGGGTTCTGAGATTGTCTCGCAGTACACGCTCAACCCCGGTGACGACCTTACTGGTCAGCCGGTCGAAGTGGTGAATATTGCGAACGCTCTGTGGACCTCGGCGGTTGTCGCGGCTTACAAGCTGGCGAATCCGGTGCCGGTTGTTGCAACGGCTGATTCGCTTGCAGAGGCTCCGCTCGCTAACTAACCATCACGATGACGGACCACCACGCTTTTATTAGAGACATCTCAATCGGCGTCGGTGGTCCGATCATCGGTATTCTGGGGAACGCGGTATTTTCAGATCCTCATCTCAAGACTGCGTCGTTAGCTCTTGGCGCATTCGCCGCGCTTCTAACTTGCGCCGTCAAAGCACTCGAACTGTATCGCAAACTAAAAACAGAAAAATGAATCCTAATCTCGCCTCTCTTGTCCGCCACATCTTGACCGCTGCCGGTGGTTTCCTCGTCGCCAAAGGATTGGCCAGTGCTGATCAACTCGCTGAACTCGTAGGCGCTGTCGTAAGCATCGCTGGCGTTGGCTGGTCTGTTTACAACAACAAGAAGGCCGCGAAGGCTGCGCCCGACGTCGCCAAAACTGAATGAACTTCTTGGCCGACTTGGTGATGAAGCTGGTTATCTGGCTTCACGCGCTGACGAAGCAGGATGTCACAAGCGAAGATGCGAAAAAACAACCCGATCTTAAGCGCGATCTGCTTGCTCGCATTGATGAGCATGAGCGTGAGCTGCGCGAGCCGGGTGATTTACGTCCCCCACGGTGAGCCTGTGCGCCTCGCACAGAGCGTTAAGGCTAAGGTTTGGGTGGTTGACGCCGAAGGCAAAACGGTGCGTAGTAATAACCGCATCATCATCCACGAAGGCTGGTATGCACTACCAAAGGACAAATGAGCAATAACGCACCGTACAAAGGTTCACCGTCTGTTAAGGGGAGTGGCAGCGGACCTTACAAGCAGTCTCCTCCGCCGAAGCCTCCGGTTAAGCCTGCTCCAAGTGGAAGCGGTCCTTATAAAGGTGGCAGTGGTCCGTATCGTAAATGATTCAAAGCAAAATCCCCCGCTGGTAATGAAACCAATCGGGGGATAATTGTTTCTACGCGTAAGGTTAGCGTCCTAACGACTTCAGGACGTTCGTGACGAAGTCCTCGCTCTTCGACCCATTCGCACTTGATGCACGGGAGCCGCCTGCTGTTGCTTTCGAGCTAACACCGGGTTCACTGCCTCGATACTTCGCTAGTTCGGCTTGTAGGCGCTTGTTTACTTCAACCTGAGAGTAGAGAAGCTCGCGGTATTTCGGCGCGGCAGCGGCCCATAGAGCGGCTTTGGCGAGGTCTTCTTCGCTGTTCTCGCCATTGAAGATCTGTTGGGCGAGGCTAAGTCGGCCAGTCAGTTCCGTGTTCCATTCGTCGTCGTTCTCACGCGGCTCAAAGATTTCCAGCGCACGCGCATTCTCGCTGACCTTTGTCCATGTTTTATTGGCCGACTCCAATGCAGCGCGAGTGCCTTCCTCGTTGTCCTGCTGGTACTTCGAAATGATCGAGTCGTAGTCGGACTTCGCTTCGGACATCTCCGCAGACTTCTCGCCGTTAATCTCGTCGTACTTGACGATTAAAGCGCCAAGCTTCGCCTTCTTAGAGGGCGAAAGACCCTCAACGATGTCGTCGATCTGCGAGTTGCGATAATCGTTCTCAGGGGACTTGAGTAGGCCAACAAGCCTGTCGCCATCCGTGCCAACGACAGATTTCATCGAGTCGAACACGCCGGTAATCTTGGCTTCGTACTTTTTGACGAAGTTGGGGTGGCGCTCAATGTCGAGGAGTCGAACACGTTCGGAAAGCGTGTCGCGCTCCTCCTGCAAAGTCTTGAGCTGAGCTTCTAAGTTCGGATTGGCAACCTTGCCAGACTTCATCTCCTCAAGCTGCTTGGCCAACTGCGCCTTCTCTTCCTTGATCTTGCGGAAAGCATCAGCGGCCTTCGTAGACTTGATCGACTCAGGGATGCCAGAGTCATCAGTAGCCGAGGAATCCTCGGTAGCTGGAGCCTTCTCCTTCGGACTGAACATCCGCTCGATATCCATCTCAGACTTGCTGAGCTTGGTATTCGCTTCGGACTTAGGCTGCGTTTGCTTCTTCTGCTTAGGCTCCTCGGTTACTTGCGAAGCTTTTGCACTAGCCTCTCCAGCGGCGGCATCCTCAAGAGTGTTAGCCTTGAAAGATTCGATGAAGGAGCTTTCGAAATCAGGCGTTTGCGCGGAGTTAACGGTCGGTGAGTTCAGTGGTTCTTCCATAAAATGTTAGTATTGTTTTTCAAATGTTGCTTCAGGTTCTCTCGTTGTGTCGGTTACTGCAAGTTTTCGAATGTTTTCAAGGCAATGCGCGTAGCCAGCGGTTACACCGGCAGCGAAAACAATGTCCGATTCCTTGCTTCCTTGGGAGGGCATAGGCACCGGCATCGACTCAGCCACGATGCGTAAAGCCATCCGAAGAATCGGATTTCGCAAAATAATCGCAAGTTCGCCCTGTTGGCCAGCCGTTGTCCATTCGAGAATGTCTACCTCAGGCAAGTCCATCAGGCTTTTCGCCATCTCCTTGCGGTTCTTCGTCGAGCCTCTTAGCCAGTTCATCATACTTTGATTTCTTGTTTCGTTTTAGTTTATGTCTCTGCGGAATTGGATCGAGAACTTCGTCGAGTTTGATTGGGTTCTCTTTGTTGACGACATCGCGTTTCGGTCGAATCACCTTCGTCACCTCAAGCAAGTCGGCCAACGGAATCTTGATGTAACCACAGTCCACATCGTTGATGCCGTACGAGACGACAAACTTATTCTTTGCGGTATCGAAGAATGCGCCGCACGGGAATACGACCGCAGGCAATCCCGGCCACCAATCCTGCTGATTCGTTCCAGTCAGAAGCGGCAACGTCGTCATTCGGACGATGCGGAAAGGCGGCTTCGCTTCGAAAGCGTAGGCACCCATGTAGTAACGGCGCTTCTTGTTGATCCACGGCAGCGAGCTGTGGAAGAAGGTCCAGTACAAGCCGTCGCATAGGATCGGATTAGAGCCTCCGCGCACCTCGCCAAACTTCCAGAGCGGATTGAACTCGTCGGTGACGTACTCCTCCTCCTTCTCTAAACGCCCATTAAGGCGTACAACGACGTGTGGGTTGGCCGAATACACCATGTGTGGCGCGTTATCGTGGACGAAGTAGAGCCAGTTCTTCTCATGGCCATCGTTGATCATGGCCTGCGCGTAGTTGTTGCCGTAGATCATGTCGAAACGGCCTACGTTCAGGAACTGCTTGTCCAGAAGGAACATGCCCTGATGCGCGTAGCTCTTGAACGGGATGAATGTCGAGCAGCTCACGCCGTACTTGTCGCCGAATTTTAGGACGCGAGGGTCTTCGAACTGTTCGAGGGGGTAATGGGAGATTAGCTGGGTTAGAGCCTTCTTTGTGGCGCGAAGATCCTGACTCAGCTCGAACACGACGATGTCGTTCTTCTCGATGTAGACATCCTCGTCCTTCTCGCGCTTGTTACGGCAGCGACGGGCAAAAAGCATGATGCGACCATCTGGTTCGAGCATGATTGCCGGGTTGAAGTAGTACGTCCCC